AACCATATCAAAAATAATGTCATCGTATTTTGTTGGGGTAAGTTTAACAATTTTCTCTACAGCGTAAAGTACTGCTAAAACATATTCCCAATTTGCTGCTATCCATTCACTCATTTTAAACTCCTATTAGAATTGTAGTATTGCGTAATCGTATTTAAGTGTTAATGTTATTTCTGCTGGTTCACTTGAGGAATAATCCATTGGACCGAAGTCTGCAGTTTCAATGTATGTACCGACTAACTTCCATTCCTCAACTATATCTCCAACTGGTCCTAACATATTAAACGTAACATCTTTTTTATAAAAATCTGAATATCCGTCTTTACCTGTTACTGATTCGTGACCTAAACGAACCCATTCCATAACTGACTGAGCAGCCGAAGGAACAACTGGGTCATATAAAGTAATATCGATTGGCTGCCATGCCCCTTTTCCTTTGATATATCTTTTCACATTAATATGGTCTAAGACAATCTCCTCGAACTGAATTTGAGGTCTGTTTGCTGTTTTAATCAAATAAGCTGGTACACCTTCAATATACATAATAAACCGATTTTGTGTTTTCGGCTCAAATGGTGTAAACATTATTTCATTAGGGTCTATTGTAGCCATTCTTTAATCTCCTAAAAAAGTCTTTTATTCGTACTCATAAATAAATATCAATTAATCGAATTTTCATTAAAAAAAGAAAAGCCCCAATCGAAATCGAGGCTTTTCATATACATCACATTTATTTTATAAGTTAGACTTACTCAGGGAATGTAGCTCCTGTTGGTTGAACAACAAAGTCTAATACGATAAACTCTGCCGTTCTAGTAGGTTGTATAAAGATTTGACCTACTAATTGATTTCTATCAACAACGTCTGGTGTGTTGTTTGAATCATCCATCACAACTCTAAATGCACTTAAACCACTGTTTTGTTGAACTTGATTTAAGTAAGGATTCACAATATTTAAGAAACGATTTCTAGTTGCTTGTGAATTTTGTTCAAACACTAAGAATCTTGAAGTACTTGCAATAAACTTTCTTAATGCAATTAACAATCTTCTTACGTTGATTCTATCAAGAGCTGATGGTTTAGATTGTAGTGTTTTTTGTCCAAACACAACTACACCTTGACCAGGGAATGAAGCTATTGGATTGATACGATTTTCGTATAAATCATCACGTTCAGCATGAGTCAAACGTGTTTTTGCTTCTGTAACGGTTGTTAAACCACCTCTGTTTAGACCTGCTGGTGCAAACCATTCGTGAGCTACACTATCTGTATTGGCAATGACACCTGGAATCACTACTGATGGTGGTACCCAAACTGGTCTGTCTGTACCTGAATCAATAACTTTTACCCAAGGATAATAAACTGCTGCGTAATTTGTATCTAGTGTCTTGATTGCACTCTTCATAGTATCAATACTATCTCCATATGCTGTTGCATCCATAATATACAATGCATCTGCTCGAGATTCAACTTTTGATATTGCGTGATTTGTTACTGCTGAGTGTAATCCGTGAATAACACCAGGTGTAACTAATAGATTAATATCAAACTCATCAGGGTTACTAATTGTATTGATTGCTCGTTTATACTCTACAGTACCGTTTGATGTAGAAGTTGATAAGTCAAACCCTTGTGTATTTGTACCATCAGATGATATGTTTGCTCCTGTATTGACAGGTGTCGCAGGGTTGACTCCATCAAATCCCCATTGCATTGGAACTGTAAACTTTCTCTGTGCAATATTTGATAATGCTAGAGTAACTTTTTCACTAGCATCTGAGAATGTTGAACCTAGTGTACTTGCGTCTGCATGACCAAAGAAATCCTCAAGAGACATTGTTACGTTGTTTCCAGCTGAACCTGCGTTTGGAATTGGACCTAAGTACTCTCTACTATCAAGGCTAGTAAAATCAAACCCATAGAATAGTCCACTATCGAAGTTACCATTATTATCAACTTGCAATACATTGAAAGATGCTGAAGGTATATTTGTACTACCTGGTACTGTATTGTATACAGCTGAGTGTCCCATTGGAACTACATTCTTAGGATATTTAAATACTCCGTCTTCTTCCATTCTACCATAATCACCAACACGAATATATTTACTCAAGTTTGGATAATCACCGTAGTATGTTAATTTACCATTTGAATCTGATTCAACATATCTATCACCAATTACCTTAGCAAAATAATTTCTTGATTCTGGGTCAAGTGTTAATGAATTAAATTGTTGTAATATGTCATTATCATTTGTTCCATTTGGGTCATATACTCTTACTTGTAGTGAAAATGTACCGTAATCTGAACCTGCAACATCATCAGCATCTTTAACATTTAAGATGTTTATTCTGAAGCTTGTGTTCATATCTGTACCGTGTGAACGAGTATAAACTCTGAACAGCTCGTATCGTGTACCGTTGATTAATTGTGATTGTAGGTATGGTGTTCTTGCTGATTGAAATGATTTATTTCCAGTCCAAGCACTTAATGTATCATCTTGTCCTTTTGTATTTACAGTATTTACACCACCTGTAAAATCAAGTCCATTTGCAGTATTTATAACACCTACAGTAGGATTGTTAGAACCGTGAAATCCGAATATTGCGTGTGATGCTTCTTTAAATACTTTGTAAACATAAACAGATGAATCATTTGCACCTGCTTTTTCAGATTGTGCATCTGAACTGATAACTTTATCTACAAAGTTTGCACTACTTGTACTGAATGATAGTGTGTATGATTCACGAGCAACATCAGTACCTTGAACATTTAAGGTAAATGAACTCCAACTACCTGTAACTGAAGACTGTGATAAGTCACCAGTACCACTTGTGGCTCCACGTGAAGGTGCTAAAATAGCTATTGATGATGACGCAATTGAACTTGTGAATGGACCGGTACCTTTATCTCCATCGGCAGTTCCAACATCTCCTAGTGACCCTGAACTAGCTACAAGTTGAATTGTATCAGCTTGATATCCGTTTAATCCTAATACTCTTACTATCGTAACAACACCAGCACTTCTTAAATATTGTTCTGCTGTATGTGGTACATAAAATCTTGTGTCTGTTCCTCCAAACATTTCTTCAAATTCTTGAAATGAAGTTACTTGTGTTGGAGTGAACGCTGGTCCTTTTTTAGTTGGACCAATAATTGCTGCACCAATTTCACCTATTGCTTGAGGTAAAAATGATAAATCTCTTTCTCGTGTAAAAACACCAGGTGAGACAATTCGTTCTGCCATATGTATTCTCCTAAAATCTTATATTTTTAAATGTAAGCAAATTTACTATACTACTATAAGTATAAAGTAACTTTACCAAAATAAAGATTTAAGACTATTTTTTTAAATTAATTGTTTAAGTGTTTGGTGTAACTGGTGTAAAAACGCCTGTTGTAGGGTCAAGTTGACCAGGACCATATTTTTCATTCAGAGTTTTAACTAAATTACTTTCTTCTTGCTGTATTGCTTCGTATTCTTTTTCAAGTTTTTCTGTAGTTTTTTCAAGAGCTTCACCTCTTTGATTATGAAGCATTCTTTGAACTGCAAGTTGTCCTAATTCAGCCTGTTTTGTTTGATACTTTTCTTGTAACTCCTGTAATGATTTTAATTCATCATCTGTGAATTTCATTTCATCAGCCATAACTATAGTCTCCTATTTTGTATAGTTTTGTGTTTAAATAAATATAACCTAATTTTATAAAATAAACTTTTTTATACCTCTACAACCTTATATAAACGACTTGTTGAGTCGGCACTTTGTAATTCATCTTTTTTACTATTGGCATCACTTTCATTGGCAAATTCCCATACTTGGTCTGAACTACCACTTAATTTTGCTACCCAAATTGTATCTCTCTCAACCCACCAAGGGTCAACAAAAGTATTACCGTCCCTATCAACACTCGAAGTTGGTGCTGGTGTCATTTGTTTGACTACTCTATAAGCCATTGTTTTCTCCGTTTAATATAAATATAATCATTGTAATTATTACTCTTTTTCTAACGCTTCTACCTTTGCTGA